TCGATCCAGTAACTGTGGATAAACTGGAGCGTCAGACAAAGACATTATTTGATTCTGCCATGGCACTCTATGGTCAAATGCTTGATCTTGGCGTGGCAAAGGAATGTGCTCGTATGGTGCTTCCTCTGGCAACGCCTACCAAAATCTACATGACAGGATCATGTCGTTCATGGATTACATATATTGCTCTTCGTGAAAAAAATGGAACACAAAAAGAGCACATGAAACTTGCTAAAGATTGTAAAAGAATTTTTGTAGAGCATTTCCCAACTTGTGCCGAAGCACTTGGAGGTTTAGATGTAGATTGGGTATTGTAATGTAGTGAATGTATAAATAGATATAGTGTATGTTATATCTATGAAAGCAATAACACTTAATGAGGGACAAAAATTTAATAGGTGGGAAGTTATAAGTTCTTCCCCCACAATTCAATATTTTGGAACAAGTAATCGTCCTGTTAGATGTTTTCTATGTAAATGTGAATGTGGAGTAGAAAAATTAGTTAGAGGTGATTATCTAACAAGAGGAACAAGTAAAAGTTGTGGTTGTCTTAGATCTGATAGAGCTAAGGAAACTGGAAGAAAACAAAAAACAATAGAATCTTACCACAATAAAATTTATGGTGATTGTAAAAGATCTGCTAAACACAGAGGAAAGGAGTGGTCTTTAACAAAAAAAGAACATTTTGACATTATTACAAAATCCTGTTATTATTGTGGAGAACCTCCAATTTTAAGAGAAAGTAATGTTGGTATTCCATTCTCACATTGGGGGATAGACAGACAAGATAACAGTGTTGGGTATACTTCTAACAATTCGGTATCTTGTTGCCACATATGTAATACTATGAAAATGGATTTATCTCTAAATAAATTTTCTGAACACATAAAAAAACTCTCTAAAAGATCTTTAGAGTGGGTCTAAATATTTTTGTATTGAATTCTTAACAATGCCCACATATCCTATAGTAAATAAAAAAACTGGTGAACAAAAAGAAGTGACTATGAGTTACACTGTTTGGGATCAATGGAAAGAAGATAACCCGGATTGGACACGAGATTGGTCTGATCCATCTACTGCACCAATGGCAACTGAAGTTGGTGATTGGAGAAATAAACTTAAAACGAAGTATCCTGGGTGGAATGATGTTCTTCATAAAGCATCTAAAATGCCAGGCGCAAATGTAAAAAAATTAGGTTAACATGACAAGAAGAAAAAGAGCGTCTGCAGAGCAACCAATTGGGGTTGGACTCACCACAAAGCAGATGAAGAGGAAGAAACCTCTTAGCCAAGAATATCTAGTTGATATTGGACCACTTACAGAAAATCAAAAAGTTTTATTTGAGTCTTACAAGAAAGGAAAACATTTAGTTGCTTATGGTTGCGCGGGCACAGGTAAAACTTTCATCACACTTTACAATGCACTGATGGATGTTCTTTCAGAGAATACTCCATATGAAAAAATTTATCTTGTAAGATCTCTTGTTGCTACCAGAGAAATTGGGTTTCTCCCTGGCGACCATGAAGATAAGGCAGATATTTACCAAATTCCTTATAAGAATATGGTAAAGTATATGTTTCAAATGCCATCCGATGCTGACTTCGAGATGCTGTATGGCAATCTTAAATCTCAAGAAACTATTAAATTCTGGAGTACATCATTCCTTCGTGGCACCACACTTGATAATGCTATTGTAATTGTTGATGAGTTTCAGAATCTTAATTTTCATGAATTAGATTCTATTATTACTCGTGTCGGCGAAAATACTAAAATTTGTTTTTGTGGAGATGCAAGACAGTCTGATTTGACAAAGACCAATGATAAAAACGGTATTATTGACTTTATGAATATCTTGCGTAAAATGACATCATTTGATATAATTGAATTTGGAATCGAAGATATTGTTCGTTCCGGTCTTGTCAAAGAATATCTTACAGCAAAAATTGATGCAGGTTTTTAATGTTTAATCATATTGATTTGAATCTTCCATCTCTCGACAGAGAAACTATTGATGGAGTTCGTTATTATAAAGTACCAAATCAAGAAGATCTTATTCGACTGGTCTCCATTACTTCGGTGACCAGTCATTTTAATAAGGAAATCTTTGTAAAGTGGCGCAAAAAAGTTGGTGAAGAAGAGGCAAATCGGATTACCAAGGCTGCTACAAGTCGTGGTACTGATATGCACACTCTTGTTGAGCATCATCTTAAAAATGAGGATTTACCAAAAGTTCAACCGATTTCAGATTTTCTTTTTAAAATCTCCAAATCAACACTTAACAATATAAATAATATTCATGCTTTAGAAAGTTCCCTATATAGTAAGGAACTTGGTATTGCTGGGACTGTTGATTGTATTGCCGAATATAACGGTGAGTTAGCGATAATCGACTTTAAGACATCTGCGAAACCAAAACCAGAAGACTGGATCGAACACTATTTCGTTCAATGTATGGCATATGGTTGTATGCTTTACGAAATGACCGGTATTATGGTCAAAAAACTTGTGATCATCATGGCATGTGAAAATGGAGAATGCGTCGTTTATGAACAAAGAGACAAAGCAAAGTACATCAAACTTCTCGACAAATATATTAGAAAGTTTGTTGGAGATAAACTGGAACAATATGGAACCAAACAAGGAACTGGAACAAGCGATAGAGAAGAAGTTTCTAACGCCGTCTAGGTTTGCCCTAGAGATTGAAAAAATCGTTGCCGAAGAAAAACTCAATTATATTGATGCTATTTGTCACTATTGCGAAATCAATCAGATTGAGGTAGAATCGGTTACTAAGTTAGTATCAAAACCACTCAAAGAAAAATTGAAGTGGGATGCGACTCAACTTAATTTTATGAAAAAAACTTCAAGGGCAAAACTTCCTCTATGATCGTGACACCATTTGAAACTTATCAACATTATTTGTCACTCAAAAATCATTTTACAAATCCAAAATACGATTTCTTTAAATACGGAGCAAAAACTAGGGCAAGTGTGGCGTCATTTAACAAACGACGCGACAAATACTGGTTTGAGAAGACTTCTCGTAAGTATTCTGATAAAGAAATCGTAGATTTTTTAGTATCTAATTTTGTTGCATCTACTAACCCAGAAAACTTATGGATTGGAGAAATTATCAATTCTGGCGAAAGAAACTACGCCGAGTGGATGAAACGACAGCAGAGTTTGAGTTACTTGTACAAAGAACAAATGCAAGAATTCTTCTCGGAAAACAAATTAGAGGATGCCTTCAATTGTTCCAAAGGTCATCCACCTATACTCAAAAAGTTCCTTGGTGGAGAAATATCTATTGAAACTTTATCAATCTGCGAGAAGATATTATCTTTTAGAGAAAGATTTGATAAAAAACTGCTAGACCCTGTGTGGGAAACCGTAAGTTTAAAAATTCAAAAATATAATCCATTCCTAAATATTGATATATTCAAGTTTAAAAAAATTTTACGGGAAATTTTAGATGAGTGATTTTTTCAAATCCGAAATTATTCAGGAAGAACTGAGTCAGATTAATAGACTTCAAGAAAAAATTTACAAAAGTATATTACGTTTTGGAGCAATGTCCCGTGAAGATAAACTTGAACATGTTGAAATACTCACGACATTGTTAGAAAAACAACGTGTGATGTATACTAGATTGTCTCTTTCAAATGATCCTCAAGCAATTGAAATGAAAGAAAATCTTCGTAAATCTGTAGAGTTTATGGGTTTTCCACCAGATACTGATATGAAGATTTTATTCGACAGCATGTGTGCAACCATTGATTCTCTCAGAGAAAGCATTGACACCTGAGGGCAACGCTGTTATACTATCCAAGTCGATCCAACAAACCCGACAAATCCAAAAAAATCCGAGGTAATCCGAATGTCTTTTGCTGATCTTAAAAAGCAATCCAAACTGGGCTCTCTGACCGCCAAACTGGTCAAAGAAGTCGAAAAAATGAGTAATGCAAACGCTTCAGGTGATGAGCGTCTGTGGAAACTCGAATGCGATAAGAGCGGTAATGGTTATGCCGTAATCCGTTTCCTTCCTGCTCCTAACGGCGAAGATCTGCCGTTTGTGAAACTCTATTCACACGCATTCCAAGGTCCTGGTGGTTGGTATATTGAGAACTCTCTCACCACCATGAATCAAAAAGATCCTGTGTCTGAATACAACACGATGCTGTGGAACAATGGCACCGATGCTGGCAAAGATCAGGCACGTAAGCAGAAGCGTAAACTCACCTACATTAGCAATATCTATGTGGTGAAAGATCCTGCCAACCCCGAGAACGAAGGTAAAGTCTTCCTGTATAAGTTCGGTAAGAAGATCTTTGACAAGATCACTGCCGCAATGCAACCTGAGTTTGAAGATGAAGAAGCAATCGATCCCTTTGACTTCTGGCAAGGTGCCAACTTCAAACTGAAGGCAAAGAACGTTGCTGGTTATCGTAACTATGACTCTTCAGAGTTTGCCCGCCAAGAAGCACTGCTTGATGATGACGATGCAATGGAAGCGATTTGGAAGAAAGAATATTCTCTTCAAGACTTTGTTGCTCCCGATCAATTCAAGTCTTATGATGACTTGAAGAAGCGTATGGATTATGTGCTCGGTAATAAGGGCACTCCTCGTTTCCAAGATCAAGAAACAATCGAGGAAGAAGAAGAGTTTCGTCAGCAGAATCGTGGAGATGTAGCACCTTCTGTTCCCCAATCACTCAAAGATGAACTTGATAGTCTGAGTTCTTCTAAAATGACTGAAGATGAGGACGATGATGCAATGTCCTACTTTGCCCGTCTTGCCGAAGATTGATAGAGTTGGGGAGGGAAACCTCCCCCTTTTTTATGCAGGTGGTATGGTATTTCTAGTATTCTCTGTTATAATTAATCTTTCATCAATGTATTGAGAAGAAGTTTGATAAGTCATGATTTGTCTCATGTCATTCAAGAATTGTTGTAAGTATCTTGGTTTTAAAAGATATATATTAGATTTTTCTTGATTTTTTCTAACTTCGTATTCATAATTTGTAATTCCTCTGACTGGATTTAATTTTTGTGCAGTATAATCATCTGGATTAGGAATTTTAAAATCGCTATTAACTTCTTTTCCTTTTGGTAAAATTAATCGACCATTATTATCTTTTACTTCAGTTGTTTCATAGTGGTGAATTGCATTGATGTCATCATACTTATTATTAGCGTATTCATATAGATGATAATTTGATAGAGGCCATTCATCTCTTATGTTAACAATACCTGCAGTCATTATAACAACCCAATCTAGTTCTGCACTTCCATATAATTCTTCGGCAATCGTGTCTGGTCTTGCACCTTCTACAATTTCATACTTATTAAACAAAGTAAAAACATTTTGGAGGTCATCACGAAGTTTGTTTCTTCTAAAAAGATTTTTTACCGCAACGTATTGATCAGAAGTATTTCTATTTGTCAGTGGTGATTGATAAAGTAAATTTGGTAGTTCTCTGAAATATCCCATTTTAGTATCCTGTTCCGCCTACGTCATCGTGATCACTATAATATACTGGTGATAACTCTTGAAATGCTAATTGCATCGTACTCGAAACTGGAGCACCATCAGCATAAGTAGCATAATTTCCTTCACCAGTATAATTAATGCTCATATTTGTGAGAGCACAAAGTTTAAACCTATTTAAATAATTACTTCCCTTACCAATATATGATAATTTAAAAATATTCGGAGTTTGCATAAACTTATCTCCTGGAGATGATATTGGACTCATGTTTTGTTTAAAAACCCTCATGATATCTTTAACCATCACTGCTTCTTTTTGATATCTTGGAGTGAATTTAAATTCGAAATTAAATTGTCTTAAAGTTGGACCACTAAATAATAATTCCATATTTGGATTTATTATTGATCCAGTTGCTCTTGCAAATAATTGATCTGTGCTTACGTTTGCTCCTAGACTAGAAACTGCCTGTGAAGCAAAAAATAACCGCAACGCAGCTTGTACTTTTCGATCTTGCGCTATTTTTGCAGCATCAATTGTACTTGATGCTAATGATGTTGCTAATTCTTCTGGACTACCAGAAGATATTCCCTTTAGAGCAGTGCCAATAGCAGCAGCATAAAAATTGTTTAAATTACTTTCGCCAAAATTTGTTGCATTAGTATCAGATACTTGTCCAGGAATTGGTAATATTATTGATCCCAACCGATTTTCTGCAGTAGGATTACGAGCACCTCCAACAAATGGGTTATCAAAAGCATTCTGGTTTCTTACATTAATTATTGTAGTTCCCTTTTCAATATAATCGGTTCCATCTTTATTCTTTTCAAATACCTTTACTTGCTCTCCTGATGTATAACTAATACCTTCTGATTTTTTTCTTTCATACTTAATAATATCAAATTTTATATGATCTTGATCAAGATTAATACTTGCTATGGGATATCTTAAATTTGATTCTAATTTTTTTATATTACGTCCAGCACCCAATTTTTCTATTTTGGGATCTTTATTGTAATCAGCATGGTCTTCTGTTATTCCCTCTCTACGACCATCAGGACCATAAACATTTCCAAGCACTTCATAGTATTGGGGGTTGCCAGCATTATTAGGAGTATTATTAGGAGTATTATTAGGAGTAGGTCTGGGTCTTCCTCCACTATATCTTGTTCTACTTGCTCCTGTGTATGTCATTATCGTTTTTTCTAACTATTTAGAATGAATTTTTGAATTGGAAGCTCTCTTGCATCTGCAAGCTCATCTGGATATATTTGGTATAATGATCCAACAACTTCTTCCCAAGAATATTGACGATATTGTCTCCAGTGATAATTGATTCCACGAAATCCCCAACGAAATATATCAGTAACTGCCACCAAAGGATTTTGATCGTATTGTATTAGAGGAGTTTTCGGTCTATAAACAAATACATAATACTTTCCAACATCTGGAACAAGCGTAGAGTCACTACTAAGAGCATTCATTAATTCCATCATGATATCATCGGCATCTTCTGTGCCAATTAGATTATCAACCACTCCACGAATGCGATTGCTATTAATGTCTGTTGGATATCTCATTTATGAATTCCCAATTCGTCTTCGGTGATTACTTTAAATTCCCATTGACGATCTTCACAGAAATCTTTTGCTGCTCTCCACTTTGCCTGATTTCTTACATACTCTTTGACTTCGTAAATATATCCTTTAGTCTTTCTTTTTGGTCTTATTGGTTCAACACACTGCTTTTTGGGTTTTACCTCAATTAGCATTTTTTTAATTGCACCATTAGATTCTTTTACTTTGATGTAGAAGTCAGGATAGTAACGATGAATTCTATTATCCAATGGTGAACGATAAGGGAGTGCAATTTCTTCACTTGCCCATTCTAAAATATTTTCATTCTTATCACAATAAACCATAAACTTTCGCTCCCATAGAGAACGATATACTATATTTGATGGATTACCTTTATATTTTTTAGGAAAGGATGGTTGGTATTTTCCTTTATATGCCATCTAAATACTTAATAATGTAGGATTCGTATAAGGTATTTAGGATGCCAAGGATAAATGACTTAAAAGTAGGTGCTATCGAAAGAAGTCAAATTACCAATGTATCATTATCGAATTATTATCAAGTTCATATGACTGGACTTTCGGAAGGAAGTGGTCTTATGAAATTTCTTAAAAAATATGGATTAAAGGTGGATTGGTTGAGCAATAATCTTGGATTGATGTGTTCTGAGGCAACACTTCCCACTAGTTCTCTTGCCACAGCAGAGGTAAAAGATAATTTTCATGGTATTAATGAGCAATATGCTCATACGAGATTATATACCGATAGTGATTTTACTTTTTATCTTGATGGGGATTATCGAGTTTTGAAATTTTTTGAGGGTTGGATAGATTATGTTGCCGGTGAAAATAATTATCCAGTGAATAAGCAAGGTGGTCAAGTTTCGGTAGCACATGATGGATATTATAAAAGATTCAATTATCCTTTAGATCCCATTGATGGGTATAAATTGGATGGACTGTATATAACAAAGGGTGAAAAAGATTCAAACGAAAGAGAGAGACCAATTATATCCTATAGATTTTTTCATGCTTTTCCTAAAGCAATTACTTCTATTCCAGTTTCTTATGGAAGTGCAGAAGTTTTAAGAGTTACAGTTTCTTTTGCTTATGATAGGTATATTGTTGAGCAATATAGAGGATGGAATAAAGGTCCTTTTCATGATTATCCTACTAATAAAACAGGATTGAACATTGATGGGGATGATCAAGTAGGTCTTCCTCCTGGCGTGGGGTAATAAATAATCATACCTGAATTGTATCAAACAGTATGCCTTTACCCAAGATTTCGACACCGACATATGAGTTGGAATTGCCTTCAAATGGAAAATTAATTAAATATCGTCCATTTCTTGTAAAAGAAGAAAAAATTCTTATCATGGCACTGGAGAGTGAAGATCTTAAACAAATTTCAAATGCAATTAAAACTGTTATATCAGATTGTATTATTACAAGAGGAATTAAAGTAGATCAGTTATCAACTTTTGATATTGAATATTTGTTTTTAAATGTTCGTGCAAAATCCGTAGGAGAATCTGTAGAAGTAAGTGTAACATGTCCAGATGATGGAGAAACACAATTACAAGTTGAAATTGATATTGATTTAATTAAGGTTCAAAAGAATCCTAATCATAGTAATATTATTAAATTGGATGATAATCTTTCGGTTAAAATGAAATATCCATCTTTAAATCAATTTGTTGAAAGTAATTTTGAAGTTGATAATAAAAATGAACAAGTTGATAAGTCTATTCAAGTGATAGCATCTTGCATTGGTCAAGTATTTACTGATGAAGAATCTTGGGATGCTTCTGATTGTAGTAAGAAAGAATTGAATGATTTCATCGAGCAAATGAATACCAAACAATTTAAGAAAATTGAAGAATTCTTTAACACGATGCCAAAATTATCACATACAATTAATGTGAAGAATCCAAAGACAGGTGTGGAGTCAGAAGTTGTATTGGAAGGGTTAGCAAGTTTTTTCAGTTAGCGCTGGCTCATGAGAGTTTGGAAAATTATTACAAAACAAACTTTGCCTTGATTCAGCACCATAAATATTCATTGACGGAACTAGAAAATATGATACCTTGGGAAAGAGAAATATATGTTTCTCTTTTGCAACAATATATTGAGGAAGAAAATTTAAAACAGCAAAAACAGAGTGGTATTTAGTAGTCAAAGTTTTACGGCACCTACTTTAGATAAAAAACCAAAGTTGGGGAAGAAAATGATTTCTTCTTCAGTTTTTCGTGGTGCCTTTAAATCTATTGGAAAATCGACTACTATCAAAATTCCTAAAGGAATGCAAATAGGGGCAAGTAAGTCTTATGTTGATCCAAGTTATTTAAGAAAAGAAGAAAGCACGCCAATTGAACAAACATTAGTAGAAACAAACAATATTCTTATAGAAATACAAAATCAGTTAGCAACTGATTTTGCTTATAGGATTGCAAAAGAGAAAGAAGATATACAAAAAATAAAAATTACATCTGATAAGGAAAAAAAGAGTAGGGCAGAAGCAGGTGTAGAAAGTGTAAAAAAAATTGGTGGTTTTGTTAAAAATCAAGTTGATAAAGTTACTACTCCTGTAAAAGGATTTTTTCAAAAAATACTTGACTTTTTTGGTGCCATTATTACTGGATTTGTAGTTAATAAGGCGATTGATTGGTTAACAAAACCAGGTAATGCTGAAAAAATAGCGGGGATATTTACTTTTATTGGGAAACATTGGAAACCAATTCTTGCTGTTATTGGCGGTTTTCTTTTAACTAATGTTGTATTAAAAATTTATCGATTATATAAACTTATCCGTGGAGCACTGAGACTTATTGGTATTGGTAGACGTGGTGCTGGTGCTGGTGCTGGTGATGCTATAAGGAGAGGTGGTTTAATTAGAAATGCTGCCGGTGGTAGAAGAGGTGTTAATGTTGAGATGGAAAGAATTACCAGAGCAAAACCTGGTTCTGGTGGACTACTTCATGAGAGAGTAGATGTATATAAGAGAACTAAAAATCCAGTAGCAAAGGCAGTTCAAAAAGCAGAAGTATTATCAAAGTTAGCTGGTAAAAAGGTAGTAAAAGCACTTGGTGCAAAAGGTCTCATGAAATTTTTGAGACCAGTATTTAAAAGAGTACCTGTATTTGGAGCACTAATTGATTTTGCCGTGTCTCTTGCTCTTGGAGAGCCAATAGGTAGGGCAGCAGCAAAGTCGGTTGGTATGTTGCTTGGTAGTGCTTTAGGAACATTAATTCCAATTCCTGGTGTTGGAACATTTGCTGGGGGTTTACTTGGTGACTTTGTTGGTGGTAAAATTTACGATGCAATTGTTGGAGAAAAACAGGAAGATCCTTTAAAAATGAATAGAGGTGGTATTGTTCCTGGACCCAATATTAATAAGGACATTGTGCCAATACTTGCTACTCCTGGAGAGGCTGTTGTCCCTAAAAAAGAAACAGCAAGATTTTCGGGATTTTTATCTGATATTATTAGTAATGGTGGAGAATTATTTGAGAAAATGTTTCTCTCATTGAGAAAACAAGAATATAATAATAATATATTTAAAGAAGCGAATGAAAAATTTGAAGAATCTATAGAAGTGCTTTCCAAGTACTTTAAAAAAGAAACATTAAAAGCGCTTGATCCCAACTTATATAATAAATTATATGGTGCCATTGGAGGACCACGAGATTCAATGGCAAATAAATCTTTGAATCCTGTGAAGAAAAATACTTCAAACATGTCAATGAGATCTATGAATAGGTCTCCATCGATTACAATGTTGCCTCCGATAAGTGCTGCCACTAATTTATCTGCTTCTAAAGTAAATTCAACACCCTCTGGTGGAGATTCGATAATTGCACTTGATGCAGAGGATAATGATAATTTTTATGTTTCATACTACACTGCATCTTCTCTTGGATTGGGAGTGTAATAAATGGAAAGCGTCGAGAATTTAAAACTTAATGTTAGTAATATAAAAAGTGTATTGACTACATCAAATAAAAATTTGAAACAGTTACAAATTAAAAAGACAAGTATATTAAGGAAACAAATACAAGGCGAAAAAAGATTTGAAAGAGAGAAAAAAATAGAGACCCCTAGAATTCCTGGATCCGAACTTGCCAAAGGAATTGTAAGAAAAATTGCAAGTCCTGTTATGGGAGTATTTGATAGAATAATGGGATTTTTCAGTGCTATATTACTTGGATTTGTAGTTAATAATTTGCCAAAAATAATTGCAGAGTTGACTCCTATTTTTGAAACTATGAAACCAATATATGAAGGTTTTATGAAAGGATTGGGATTTGTGATAAATGGAATAGGATTTTTGTATAATTCTGTTGCGCCATTATTTTTTAATGAAAATGAAGCACGAAATAATATTAAAACTGCAGAAGATACACTCAAATTAATTGATAAGGATTTAGATGAAGGTTTTGAATTGTCAAAAGATAATGATAATACTGAATCTGAGACAACTCAAACTCAAGAAGTAAATAATTATACGGATCCTTCTACGCCTGTCATTCAACAACAAACTCAAGTAAAACCGGAAATACAAAAAAGAAATACTGGTGGTTTAGTAAACAAAAGACAAAATGCGAATCTTCCACCAAGAAGAAATAATTATGAAAATGCAAAAACAAATCCTTTAAGGTTATTTGGAAAGGTAACAGAGCAAAACAGCGAAAATGTAAATCTATTTGAAAAAAATAATGATAAATTAGAAGAAATTGCAAAATTATTAAAATCATCAGAAAGGAAAAAATCTATTACTACTAATGATAATAAACCGGCAACTGATAATAAAGTTGTAATTAGTGATGGTAAAATTACCGGACAAATTGTTGGAAGAGTTGGGCATAGTGGGTATACGATCCCAGAAGGTCCAGAGGGTTCTCACATTCACATTGAAACTGGAAGGGGGGAAGGAGGAGCGGGAGGAGAGATTCCTTCATCAGTTTTGAGTAATATTATTGTTGGTGGTAAACCATTGTCTGATTGGCCTCAAACTTCAACAATTGGTGATGGTAGAGGGCACCGTGGATTGGATTATGGTATTCCGAAGGGGACACCAATTACTCTTAAAGGGGGATTGAAACTTGTTGATTATGATACGGTTAGAGATCCAAGTGGATATGGAAATAATATAGTTATTGTGGATAAATATGGAAATTATTATTTAATTGCTCACTTATCCAGTGGACCAGAGAAATCTAAAGATGGTGAAGGTGGGCAGTTAAATAATAGTATAACATCTAGACAAATAATTCCTTTAAGTGACGAAATTAAGAAACAAATTATTATAGTTCCTGTAGAAAAGTTAGTGCCTATTGAAACTCCAGTTCCAGTTACTGGCAATTCTACAAAGGTCTATAGACCTGGTGGAGGAAAAGATTATGGTGGACGACCTTTAAATCCCTGGCAAACGAGAGGACCTCAATAATGAATGCAGCACAAGCAAGTATATTTGAAGAATTTATAATTACATCTGATGACGGAAGTAATTCTGTAAATCTTTATGATGGTCAGATAAGAATTATTAGTTTTGATTACTTTGAATCTATATTATCACCGTGCATTACTGGCACAATTATAATTTCTAGTGGATCTGATGCTGCTGTATCGAGGGAAGATCCCCAAAATAGAGTAGGAAGTATATTATCGCATTTACCTCTTCGTGCAGGATCAATAATATCGACAAAAATACGCACAAAAAATGGAGTATTGAATTTTTCTGGAGATGATTATAAAGTTTTATATGTGACAAAGGTTGTTCCTCTAATCCAAGATTCTAATTCAGAAACAATATCTATAAAGTTTACATCTAAAATTGGATGGTTAAATGAAACTACCAGAATTACACGATCATTTAATGGAAAAATTACCAAATCTGTAGAATCTATATTAACAAAAGAATTGGGTATAAAATCTAATAAAATTTTTATTGAAGAAGCAATCAATAGTCTCACATTTACTGGAATGAGAAAGAGACCATTTGATTTATTAATAGGACTTTTATTAAAACAATCTATACCCCCCAATACAGTAAATCCTGGTTATTTTTGTTATGAAACAAAGAGTGGATTTAATTATGTTTCTATTGATACTTTGATAAATCGAGAGGAATTTAAAATTCCTTATGAATATAATGGCAAAAATATATCATCTTTTGAAACTAAAGATGACAGTGCTGATTTTAAGGTAGCAACATTTTCGACAGAAAAAGATCAAGATTTGTTGATGCAAATTAGATCTGGAATGTATGCTACAAAAAATTTATTTTTCAATCCACTAACTTTTAAATTTACCGAAATTGACATATCTGTGATAACAAATTCAAAGTTTTCTTCATTGGGTAAAAAACAAAAACTTCCAAGAATTTTAGATCAAGATTTCAATGAGGGGAAAAAATATCATCGAGTTCAGTCTGCTATCCTAGATATAGGAAGTAATACAGAAGAAAAAACTCAAAATAATAATCCAGAACTTTACTATGCAGCAGGAACTACTAGATATAATGCATTATTTTCTCAAATTCATAATGTAACAATTCCATCAAATATTTTACTTGAAGCTGGAGATTCGATTATTTTAAATATTGAAAGTATATCTAATGATAAGGTGCAAGGTGTTGATCAAGTTAAAAGTGGTAAATATATAATTAGGGGAATAAGGCATCATTTTACTCCTAAAGTATCTACTACTGGATTAAAACTTATTCGCGATTCTTATGGATTACATTTTAGTAAGAGCAAATAATGGAAGGACTAAATTCGGCACAATTTAATTTTTATGGTTTGGGGACAAATGAGTGGATAGGTATGATATTGCCCTTTGAATCCCAAAAAGATCAATCTACGGGAAAGAAAGGATTTGGTTTTCGTTATCGAGTGGCTATTATGGGTTATCATCCACTTGATAATAGTATAACTGATGAAGAAATTACTTATGCCATAACTGGATTCTCACCTGCTGATGGCGGCGGCGGTGGATCGTGTTATAAAACATCTAAATTGACTCAAGGAGATGTTGTTTTGGGTAAATTTTTAGATGGTGATAATAAACAATTGCCAATTATATTGCATGTTTTATGTAGAACGTCTGATATACAATATGGATATGGATCTGGTAGATTTGATCCAAAAACTGGATTTGTTGGAAGTAGAAAAAAGACATCATTAACAAAAAATCAAGAAACATGTGAACAAAAAGGAATATGCACGCCAAGACTAATACCTGGGAATGGGAAACAAGGTAGAACATCTCCATAAATAATTCAAAAAATATATGTCAGTTTGTGCAGATCCTATCAGTAATACATCTGGTCATGTAGTAATTCTTCCAGATCCTTGTAAAGATAATACCTTTGCGAAGGCAGAAGCATATCTGGAAAACTTTTTTGCTTTGGTAACAAAACCACTTGATTCATCCTCAAGTTTAGATCAAGAATTGAAAAAAACCGTGAAACTTCTTTCTATTGGTATGAAAGGTTTTGTAAATTCTGTTGTGGGAAGATTTCAAGATGAATTGATTGAAAGAATAAAAGGTGGACTTGCAGGACTGGAAAATGCAGTTAGATCTTCATATAAAGGAAATGAATTATTCAAAGCTCTTGATGAATTAGCAAAAAAACAAGGCGCTCAAATTGATCCAGTTGATAATCTGTTTAAGGCACTTGCTTGTTTGGCAAATAAGGTTACGGATGCCGCAGAAAAAATATTCACTGATTTGCTATCACAAGCAGTAAAAAATGTATTGAATGTCCCTATTTGTGCAGTTGAGCAAATATTGGGTGCATTTACTAATAAGATGATAGATATCATTGAGAGCACCGTTTCACCAATATTGGAACCGATTAAGAATGCATTAGAATTTGTTTTTGATGTAAGAGATTTTCTTGTTGGTGTAGTGAAAACATTGAGAAAGGTTGAAAATCTTTTAAATTGTAATGAGAAGAAAAAGTGTCCTCCATCTACAAAATATAAAATCAATCAAGGATTGTTGAGAGATAGGGGAGAAGGAGAGCAGAAAGACGCCTTTGATAGAATATTTGCAAAAGGAGCACTGTCAAGAGGTGCTGCAAATCTTGCAAATGATTTTGAAAATCAATATGGATCATGGTCTATATTTGGCGAGACCCTAGAAAATGCTGATCCAAATTCGGGTTGTTATACTGGAAATGTTGTCAGTTGTGGCACACCAAATGTAGAATTTTTTGGTGGTGATGGTGCAGGAGCATTTGGAAGAGTAATACTTGGCAATATTATTAATGAAGTTGATAGTGAAGGTGTAATTGATTCTGCACAAAGGACTGCAAGTATTGTTGGTGTAGAAATTCAAGATCCCGGAAGTGGATATACAACTCCACCAATTGTATCTTTTACTGATGCATGTGATAAGGGATATGGTGCATATGGCAGAGCAAACATAGATACAAATCCTAGTTCTCCAACTTATGGTCAAGTTACTTCTATAAGTATTATTAGTAAAGGAGAAAATTACCCAACGGAAGGTCTTATTGAAGATCCATTATACATTGAAGATATTGTAATTGAAAATCCCGGATCTGGATACTCTGAAGGTGATTCTGCTCAAGGGATTAAATTAACAATTCGTGATGGTCAAATTGTTGACACTGAAATTGAAAACTTAGGATACAATGGATTGCCTGACCTAAATATCAACAGTAACACTGGGTTTGGAGCTGTGCTAAGACCAATAATGGCAGTTGTTCCGCCACAGAGAGAAGTTATTCAAGTTATAGATTGTGTGAGGTAACATATGGCAAATTCTGATAGTTTATATCGAGAGGTTTGTAGTCCAAAATTAGTTATTGAGTCGAATTCTGAAGAGCAAACTACTGCCGGTAAATGTGCCTTTTCTATTAAAAGTGAAAACGAGTCTGGTATTCGTTGCTCACAAGGATTGTATGAAAATGGGATGTTTCATCAAGGAACAGAAGGACGGTTTGAAATAGAGTGTGGAGATAAAAATAGAGATGGACAACCAGATTTTACTTTAATTGCACATAATGGCAATATTCATTTTAATGCTGATAGTGGATCATTCGTTGTAGGTGCAGAAACAATTACTTTAAAGGCAACAGATGAAATTGTAATAGATGCTCCTTCAATTAGAATTGGAAATAATGAAGGGCAAACAAATAAAATTGAACTTCATGCACAAAATTTGATTCCTGTAGAGAATGGAAAAATAAAAAAATTTGAATTGAAAGAAGCACTAATGTCTTCAAGCACAGTTGCATCTTTTAAAGGGTCATTAGCTTCTGGAAATCCAAAATTAAAAGCATAAAAAATGGGAATACCAAGAATAAATCCAGATTTTTCTCAATTAGGTAATTCGATATTTGAAACCGTATATATTTACGATAAACTTTATGCGAATGAAATTGTTGTAGATAACACAATTTTTACTGGTGATGTTAATCTTGATGTTTTACGAGTAAGAAAATATTTTAGTGTAGGTACTAAGGAAAAACTTTTAAATGTTAATGATAATACTAAAAGAATTGGAATTAACACATTAAATCCTGATAGATCAATTGTTGCGATTGGTAATGTTGGAATAGGAGGAACGGTTGATATTAATGGTGGTAGGGTAGGTATTAATTCTGATTATATTGATCCAACAGGCAATAGAGTTCTTGAAGTTGGTGGAAGTATAAAGATCACAAAATACATTTATGATCAATTTGATAAAAGAGGTAATAATACAAACGTTCTTTCTGTTGATGCAAATGGAATTTTCTGGAAAGAATTAAGTACAGAAGTTCAGGAAGGTGTCTTTTTACAAGAAGAAGGTGTTGAAGTAGGACAAGGGGTTTCTTTCACAAATATTAATTTCGTGGAGAGAAACAGTCTTGGTATTTTGACCGAGACTCTGGGAATTACATCTTCCGGAATTTTAGGACTTGCCACTATATTTTCCAATGATTATTGGGGAAATGCAATAGGTGGTGACAAGGCAGTTGCCGATAATAACATTTATAGAATGACCAATGTTGGTATTTTTACCAATAATCCATTAGTTGCACTACAGATTGGTAAAAATACTTCTGGTGTGGTTGCCATTACATCGGAGGGTAATCTTGGAATAGGAACTACAAATCCAAGATTTCCTTTGGATGTTTATGGCGGTGTCTCTATTAGTGGTGTAACAACTCTTGCATCTGATGGAGGTATTACAACAACCGGTGGAGACTTATTTGTTGATAATGGTCTTTCTGTAGGAGGTGCTGCTACTATAGGAGGTGCTGCTACTGTAGGTGGTGAATTATTTGTTAAAGATGATTTATCTGTTTTTGGTGGAGATATAAAAACTAATCAATCCACATTTAACTTATTAAACACCACTGTAACCACATTAAATCTTGGTGGTGCTGCAACTTCTATTGAGATAGGTAAGAATGATGCTACGGGCATTATAAGCATAAATTCTACGAAGGATTCAACCAGTAAAACAACAGGCGCATTAGTTGTTGATGGTGGTGTAGGAATTGCAAAAAGATTAACCGTAGATAATGTAAGTATTGCTAATACAGTTGGTGTTGGAAGTACTGCATATTTTGAGGATGAAGTTGATATTGATGGCACTCTAATACTAAATTCTTTTATACAGGATGTTAATGATTCTACTGGTGGCGATAAAGATTATCGTCTTGCTGCAGTTGGAAGTGGTGTTTCTTGGAGACCTTCTGGTGTTCAAACAAAGAGAACTATTTGGGTTTCGGAGAGTGGTAACGATGCCAATAGTGGATTACTTGAGGGTGATGCAAAAAGAACAGTTGGTGGTGCAGCAGCAATAGCAGAAGCGAGTGATACAATTGTTATAAGACCCGGAACATATGATGAAAACAATCCAATTGGATTAAGAACTGACGTATCTGTTACAGGTCAAGATTTGAGATTGGTTACAATCAGACCTCAAAATTTGATGCGTGATATTTTTCATGTAAGAAGAGGATGTCTCATTGAGAATTTGAATTTTGCCTGTAAAAATAATGATGGAGATCCAAATGACAATGGAGTAAGTGTTGCAAATACTGGAGGAGGAGCAGTTGCATTTCCTCCAACACAAACAGACATTGATGCCGGGACTGCATATCAAGCGGTAAGTGGATTTACTGATGTTGGACCAGCAACAGAAGGTCCTACGGGAAGATGGAGAAGTCCATATATTAGAAATTGCACAAACTTCATGACCAAAAGTATTGGCATGAAGATTGATGGTAATCATGCCACAGCATCAAGTGATGGTGCTAATTTGAAATCAATGGTTTGTGATTCATTTACTCAATACAATGAAGCAGGTATTGGAGTATCACTTACCAATGAAGCATATGCCCAATTAGTTTCTATATTTACAATTAATAATGATATAGGAATTTATGCTGATACTGGTGCTCAGTGTGATTTGACTAATTCTAATTCTTCCTTTGGAAATTATGGATTGGTTGCAGTTGGATTGGGAGCAACTCAATACACTGGTTTTGTTACTTCTAATACTGCTGGAGTTGCTTATGATTTTAATAACACCGATATTATAGTTGGCACTGCTGTTACCGACAGATCCAATGTATATCAAAGACCTTTTGATGGGCAGGCAGTTTGGTTTGCGATTGATCTTGCAAACTATCCAGATGCAACTCCACCAAGTGGAAGCACAATACTTCCATCTCCTATGAGAGAAGTTGAGAGAATTGATTTAATACCTAATGCTACTGGTAACTCTGGATTTAGTGCTGCTTCTCCTCCTAATGTGATTATAGAAGATTTTGATGATACTTTAGTTGAACCTAAAGGTCCTCAATCTATTGCTGCTCAAGCAACTGCAACTGTAAGTGCAGGAGGATCCATTACCCAAATTAATTTAATTAGTAATGGTAGAAATTATCTTCCAACTCAAAATATAGTTGTTAGTATTAATGGAAATACTGGAATTGCGACTGCTATCATGAAACCTATCTACTATACAGTTTCTGAAGCGGGCGATTTCAATTCTGTGGGTATGACGACTATAACCTTTAATGAATTTATACCATATGAATTATTTGAAGGAGATCCAATTTATTTTGCAAGAATAAGTCGTATTCTTACATCTTCACATTCATTTGAATACATTGGTACTGGGACCACTATAAATAGTGCGTTACCCTTTGAGGGTGCAGTTCCAATCAAAGCTAATGAAGTTGATGCCAGAGATGGAGCACAAATTCCGTTTACTAGCACCGACCAAAAAGGAAATTTTGATATAGGAGAGGGGATACAAATCGACCAAACAACGTCAACAATTAGAGGTAGAGATTTTAGTAGAGCAGTTCAGGCAGAAATTACACCATTAATACTTGCATTAAATTAATATGGCAGTAGCACCATTAAATAAATTTATAACTGTAGCAGTACCGGTTGCACCTGGAATTAATACTGTATATACAACTCCTGTTGGTGTAAGTGCTATTGTATTATATGCCGGAGTTTCAAATGTTGGTTTAGGAACGACTACTTCATATCCAACAGTAACGTTTACGCACCAAAGAAAATCCACGGGAACAAGAACATTTGGTAATACCAGAGATACGAGAATTGTAAAAGATATTGAGGTGCTACCGAATGATACATTGTTTCTTATTGATGGAAGATTAGTCTTAGAAAGAACTGCTGCTGTATCGGATTCATTGACTATTATTAGTGATCAGCATGGTGTCAGAGATATTCAGGGTGTTGAATATCATGCTCCTAATGGGGTAACTACTGTAACTACCACAACTCCTCATGGATTCCAAGTTGGTGATGAGATTACTATGGCAGATATTCAATTCACTTGTACGGGAGATGGATACGGAATAACCACAACGTTTTTCCCCTCACCACAGAGAAGTTTTACTGTAGATGTATCAAATACTCCAACAACTTTTGAAGTAAATTCTGGTAAGAGTGTTGGCATTGCTCACAATCATGTTAGTGGAACAGGAAAAGTAGCACCCTTAAGATTGGAATTAACCCTTAGTATTCTTGAAAATAGTCTTGCATAACAATGGCAAAATATTTAAGCGGAAGAGTAAAAAGAAAAGAACAATCCAAAGTAGCAATTTCTACGGATCGCTACCGTTATCTTGGACTTAATGAAACTGAACCAAATTTAGGTGATCCTCTTTCCGGGACATTTCAAGACACTCCACCTGCTGGTACAAGATATCAAATAGTTTCCGTTGAAGGATATCCTGGAGAAAGATATTGGATTCCTGTTGAGGGTGGAATCATTCCAGGATCTATTACTGTCTATGATGAATCTACTAAACTTGTTGGTAATATTAGTAGTATAACTCAACTCAATTTTATTGGTGCTGCTATAACTGCAACATCAGATTCATTTAAAGAAACAACATTAACTTTAAGTGGCAATCATAGTTTTTCTGTTGGTTTAGGTATTACACAGGGTAACAATAATGTTACTGGTTTTGTAAAATATTCTACAACAACAGTTGGATATGTTACTGTCACTAATGTTGAGGGATCGTTTGCTCAAAATGCAAGTGATGAAATTTATGAGGATGGAGTAACCACTGGATTAACCGTAGATTCTTTATCTTCGATTATTGAGACTGGAGTTAAAGCAGACATAACTGTTTCTCCACAATTCTTTTCTGAAAATAAAGAATTAATATTTAATGATAATGGGGAATTTAATGGTGCTAGTGTTTATTGGGATAAGTCTAATACACGATTAGGTATTAATAGTAGTGATCCTGCACATACTTTAGATGTTACAGGAGATATTGATGTAAGTGGTAGCATTAAAGTTGGAGCAACTATCTATGATAGTGATGGTGATCCAGGAACTGACGGGCAAATTCTTGCGAAGGGAGCAGGAAATCCTGGGACAATAGATTGGGTTCGTTTGGAATCTATTATTACTGGTGCTGGTGGAACAATTGGTAATATTCAGTTTCATGGCACTACTGGATTGGTTCAGGGTGATAATGAATTAAATTTCAATCCTTATAATGAGTTTATTGGTATTGGTACTAATGATCCGGCACAGAAGTTTCAAGTTGGAGTAGATGGAAAAAGATATACAACAAAGAAATTAACTTTAGATAGTGCTATAGGTGATAATTATAGTGCAGGAGATTTAGTTCAATTGAGAACGGCAGCTTCTCCATTTGGACTGCAGGATATATTTGGAACTCTTGTATATGATGTGCCTTCTGCCGGAACAGCACTAACGGTTAGAAATAGTAATTACGAAACAAAAGGAACTCAATGGAGTTCTTTTACTGGTAATGGGTATAGAATATACTTTAATAACACTCTTTTAGCTACTGGCAGGTATATAACTTCTGTTGCAAATGATGCCACCATACCAGAAACTACCTACGAGGGAGATGATGTCTTTGTAGTTACTAGCACTGGTGATGTTGGTATTGGCACAGTAAATCCAAGGACAAAGAGAGATTCTACGACAGTTAATTTAGATGTTGTCGGTGATGTTTTATTTAAAGGTGATAATAACTATGATCTTCACTGGGACAAGAGTGCTTATAGTTTAATACTTGATGATAATGCCAAGTTTGCTGCAGGCACTGACTCTGATTTAGAAATATATCATAATGGCACTACTGGATATATTGATAATAAGACTGGACATTTATATATTAGAAATGCTGGGTCAAATATTAATTCAAACATTTATATTCAGGCAAGAAGTGGAGAAAATAGTATTATTTGTAACGATGATGCTGGCATAGATCTTTATTATAATAATAGTAGAAAAGCATATACAGATATCAGTGGTTTTCGTATAGATGGTAGATTATATGTTGATCACAGCACATCAGAGTTTCATGGAGATGTAATATTTGATGGAAATACTGCTGGTCGTGATATTTACTTTGATGTGAGTGAAAACTCTTTATATGCTTATGATAATGCAGAATTTCGTGTAGGGACAACTGCCGACCTACGAATTTACCATGATTCTACACTCACCAAAACATATGTTGGGTTAGATTCTAGTGGTGGTAAGACATTAGACTTCGTTTCTTTTGATAATAATCTTGGCATAAGCACTGCCATGAGAGTGACACATGTTAATAGTGGAGATAATTATAATACTTATGTAAATCTATACTATAATGGAGTTGAAAAATTAGAAGTAACGGAAAATGGTATTGATGTAACGGGTCATGTAGAAACCGATACATTAAATGTTTCTTCTGCATCAACTATTTCTAATATTAAGATTGGTGGTCTTGGTGGAAATCTTTCTAATACAATAGATACAACTTCTGGAAATTTAATTATTAATGCTCAAGGTGGTTCTAATACAATTGTTACTGATAGCGAACTGCAAATTAATAGTACTGAACCAACCACTGGTAATAATGATGGTGCTTTAATTGTTGCTGGTGGTGTTCATATCAGAAGTGATTTGATATTATGTAATGATCCTGATATCGTGGATACTATTGACCCCGTTAAAGTTGGTATTGCAACAAGAACTCCTGTTGATAGACTTCAAATAGGATCACGGAACGAATTTATACCAGTTGTAAATACAAATACTGGAGATCTTGCTGCTCCTGTTGGTGGTTTGGGTACCAATGAAATTACTGGAATCACAATATCTGGATCTGGTATTGTATTGGGACAAGAAGTAAAATCTGGATTCCATACAGTTGGCACGAAGATTTCAAATATTGTTGGAAATACAATTATTGTTGATACTTATGCAACTAATACTGTAGCACAAACTAATGTTCCTATTACTTTTGGTATAAGAAATGATAGTGCTGTTATTGCTATTGGACAAACCGGTTCTGTTGGAATAGGCACTACAAGTGCCGAAGCAAAATTAGATGTTCGTGGTAATTTACAAGTTACTGGAATTGCATCAGTCAGTGAAACTATAAAAGTTGGTGCGGCTGTAACGATTTCATCAAGTGGAGATACATTCATATCTGGTATCACATCTGTAGGCACTGGTGTGACCATTACTCCATCTAATGGAGGTATTGCCGTCACCGGAATTATAACAGCAACTGGTGGATTTATTGGCACAGTTAATAGTAGTGATATTGTTGGTGATATAACAGCAACTAATATTAATGTTACCGAAGAAAGTACTGATGCCGAGTGTAATATAGTTTTTGTAACCGCATCTAATGGAATTCTTCCACCAAAAACTAATGCCAACTTAACTTATGATTCAAGTACTGGAAAATTGCAATCTGCTAGTTTTGAGGGTGATGGATCTTTACTGACTGGTGTTATTGGTGTAGGCACTGGCGTTGAACTTCAATCAAATGGAACTTCGGTTGGAGCTGCAGCAACAATTAATTTTAGTGGAGGATTTAATGTATTACTTTCTACTTCAAGTGGTGTTGCGACAGTAACTCCAACAGCAACGGATAGAAGTGTTTTCTCTCATTATTCTGATTATGCAAGTCATAGTGAAACATCAAATTATGCATACGGTATTGTAGGTATTGCAAACACTTCTTACAATGAAGTAGGAATACTTACTGCAAATTCATCTTCTGCAGATAGTTTTGGATGGTCAGTAGCAACCAGTGCTGATGGCAAGACTATTGTTGTTGGAGATCGCTTTGGTGATGGTAATGCAACAGATTCAGGCGCAGTTTATGTCTTTGATCGTGAAGGAAATACCTATAGTCAAGTAGGTGTCTTGACAGGTTCTTATTCTACCGATAATTATGATAATTTTGGACAAGCAGTAGCAACCAGTGCCGATGGTAAGACCATTGTTGTTGGTGCTTTTGATGATGAAACTTCTGGCACTACTGGTTATGGTCTTGTTTATGTTTATGATCGTGTTGGAAATGACTTTAATGAAGTAGCAATTTTAACTGGTTCTTATGCCACCGAATCTTTTGATTACTTTGGATGGTCAGTAGCAACCAGTGCCGATGGTAATACTATTATTGTTGGTGCTTATGGTGATGAAACTTCTGGCACTACTGGTCATGGTCTTGTTTATGTTTATGATCGTGTTGGAAATGACTTTAATGAAGTAGCAATTTTAACAGCATCTGATCAAGGTGCAGGTGATTCTTTTGGACAGGATGTTGCATGTAGTGTTGATGGTAAGACTATTGTTGTTGGTGCTGGTGGTCATGACGATCTTTCGGGACATACATCTTCAGGCGCAGTTTATGTCTTTGATCGTGTTGGAGATGATTTTAATGAAGTAGGAATTTTAACAGCATTTGACAGTAATAATTACTACTTTTTTGGAAATGAAGTAGCAACTAGTGCTGATGGCAAAACTATTTTTGTTGGTAGAAGTTCTATTTCTGCTAATCAACCTGGTGCTGTTTATGTTTATGATCGTGTTGAAAATGACTTTAATCAAGTAGGAATTTTAACAGGTTTTTATGCCGATGATGATGATCAATTTGGGATCTCTGTGGCATGTAGTGCCGATGGTAAGACGATTATTGTAGGAGCTCAAAGTGATGAGTATCCTGGTTCTGGCAATGGTTCTGGTCTCGTTTATGTTTTTAATCGTCAGGGAAACAACTTTAATGAAGTAGGAATTCTCACCGGATCTTATGCTTCTAATACTGGTGATTATTTTGGACATTCTGTAGCAACCAGTGCCGATGGTAAGACCATTATCGTTGGTGCTTACAATGATGAGATTAATAGTGAACAAGGTCTTGTTTATGTTTTCGATCAAAATGTAAATACAAAATCACTTTTAAGGACTATAGATGAAAAAAATATAATTATAGAATCTAATTTAACAGTAACGGGTGATATTAAAGGAACTGCAGATAATGCCGATAGAAGTATTTTCTCTTCCTATTCCGATTATGCAAGTCATAGTGAAACATCAAATGGATCTTATAATCTTGTAGGTATTGGATCAACTTATATTGAAGTAGGTGCTATAGAACTTGATAATCCTAACTCTAACGATGAATTTGGACACACAGTAGCAACCAGTGCTGATGGTAAGACCATTATCGTTGGTGCTCCCGATCATGATACTAATTCATTATCAAATGTAGGTGCAGTTTATGTCTTTGATCGTGAAGGAAATACTTATAGTCAAGTAGGTTTCTTTACTGGTTCTTATGCTACCAGTAGCAGCGATTATTTTGGACAAGAAATTGCATGTAGTGCCGATGGTAAAACCATAGTTGTTGGCAACCAATATAGTGAATTACCAGGATCGGAGTCGAATAGTGGACTTGTTTATGTCTTTGATCGTGTTGGAAATGATTTTAATGAAGTCGGTATCTTAACCGGTTCTTATGCTTCTCAAAATAGTGATAATTTTGGATCGTCAGTAGCAACCAGTGCCGATGGTAAGACTATTGTTGTTGGTGCTCTTCTGGATGAGAAGGGTGTTGATAGTGTTGATGGCGGAGGTGTAGTTTATGTCTTTGATCGTGTTGGAAATGATTTTAATGAAGTAGGTATTCTAACAGTATCAAGTGGTGCATTTGTTTTTGATTATTTTGGATATTCTGTAGCAACCAGTGCCGATGGTAAGACTATTGCTGTTGGTGCGTATGGTGATGAAAGTGGCGTAACAGTAACTGATGTAGGTGCAATTTATGTCTTTGATCGTGTTGGAAATGATTTTAATCAAGTAGGTATTCTAACAGCATCTTACGATACCGTGCGCTATGACTTTGGACGCGAAGTAGCAATCAGTGCCGATGGTAAGACTATTATTGGTAGTGCTTATTATGAGTCTGGGACCGGTGATCCTACTAAAGGCACTGTTCATGTCTTTGATCGTGTTGGAAATGATTTTAATGAAGTAGGTATTCTAACAGCAGGAACTGAATATGCTGATAATCATGATTATTTTGGATGGTCAGTTGCATGTAGTGCCGATGGTAAGACTATTTTTGTTGGTGCTCCCAATGATGAATATTCATCTACTTTTACTACTGGCATTGTTCATGTTTTTAATCGTCAGGGAAATAACTTTAATAAAGTAGGTATTATAACCGGTTCTTATGCTACTAATCTTGCTGATAAATTTGGATACGCAGTGGCATGTAGTGCAGATGGTAAGTCTGTTATTGCTTCTGCTCTCAATGATGAGATTGGAGGTACTAGTGCTGCCGGTGTCGTTTATGTCTTCGATCAAACAACAGTTGCCAGAGATGCAATTACGGCAACAGATACTGGTGTTTTAATTACCGGAGATCTCAATGTAACTGGTGATATTACTGCATTCTATACTTCTGATGAAAGATTAAAGGATAATATCACTCCAATTGATGATCCTTTGGCAAAGGTAATATCAATTAGTGGTAACACATTCGATTGGAATCAAAATTCCAATAAGTCTGGTCATGATGTTGGTGTTATTGCACAAGAAATAAAAGAAATTCTGCCAGAAGCTGTTACTGAAAGAGATAATGGGTATCTTGCGGTTGATTATTATAAAGTAATTCCTCTCCTAATTGAGGCAATCAAGGAACTTTCTGAAGATAGAAATATCATAACTTCTAAAAACGGAGTTAAGTATCGTTTCGTTGTTGACGATGATGGAAACCTATCAACTGAGAAGGTCTAGGACACTCACCCGACTGGCACACACCCCTTGACCACCCGGTCCAGATGCCCTATAATATGGGGGTAATCAACGGAACAGCATGAACGAGTACGTCAAAGGCATTGTGATCGACATTTGCTCTCGCTCTTTCCTTCTGCTCAGCAGCGAAGGAGATGAGAAGTTCGTAGAGTGCGATACTGTCGATCAATTTATGAATGTCCTCGAAGTTGTAACTGCCAATTTGGAAGAAGATCAGATCGAATATGCAGACCTTGCAATTTGCCAAAAGGTGTGATATACTTAACCTAAATAAACTCAACGATGAAAATCTACACTGTGGATCACTGGCAAGAACATTGGGACGAACTGATCTCCAGAGTTGAAGGTGGAGAGCAAATAGGGATCTCAAACGGAGATAACATAGCAGTCATGATACCAGCAGACGACGAATTATTACGAATATACACAGAACATAACGAAGGGTCTTGACAACAGCATCTCAGGTCTGCTATAATTGACCTGACACTCATTAGGAAGTGAGACTTGGTAGTCAGAGTCGCCTTATAAGCGATTTGCGCCAGATTAGCGCCTTTGAGATGGTTCGAATCCATCCACTTCTATTCCACTTTATGTGGTTTTTGGGCGGGTACTTTAATGGTAAAAGAGGCTCCTTATAAGGGCTCAATCGGGGTTCAATTCCCCGTCCGCTTATTTTTAACAAAACTCATATAAATAAATAGGACTGTCCTATTATAAGTATGAGTTGTAGAAAAGAGGGTTTGTTTGATAAGCACCATATTATACCCAAATATATGGGTGGATCAGATGATTTTGAGAATTTAGTTACAGTATCAAGAACTTGCCATACGATGTTTCATTATTGCAATTGGCGTTTATGGAATAATAAGGAAGATT